TTAATAATCATATGAACCATCTGGAAATTCTTTATCTGGTTTATTAAGTGTTACCCCTGCAAATTTACTCATAATTTCTAGTTTTTCTTTTACTGTCCTGTTTGGCATATTTCTTACATAATTTTCTACTATTTCTCTATCTGAAGCATTTCTTGGTCTATATTCTAATGCATATAAAATAAGTTTTTGAGTGTATGTAGCTCCTTTTATTGAGTAAATATAATCAAATACTTTGTCTTTTTTGCTTCCTGTTATCGACTTTCCATTAACTGTTCCATCGTCTTTCTTATCTGCTTTAAATTCTTGTGCTTTATATTGTAAGTACTTACTCATATTTAAGCCCGAGCCTGTAAAAGATTCTTTAACTATATCATATTTTGTATCCTTTTTTCCTAGCGAATTTTCATATATTGCCTTTTTAGTTTTTTCATCATATTTACTATTGGCAAGAACCTCTAATTTTTCTGAATCTTTGTCTAATCCTTGTGTGTTAGCTAAAAATTCAAAATAATTGCTAGTATTGCCACCGGTTTTTTTAATAGCATTGGTTACTTGTGATAATGTACTCTGTTCATTCTTTAAACAATTTTGTCTGGCATAATCAATTTTTACTTGTTCTGTACTATAACTATATATTTTTTCTATTGCTAATTGCTTTTGAGAATCGGACAATTTTTTATATCCATCGGAATTTATTAAATTCTTTAATAATTCATATGAAGTTTCTCCAAATTGTTTTTTATATTTAGCAAATTCTTTTGATGTCATAACATATTTCTTTTTATCTATTGTCAGATTCTTGTTTATAGTATCAGGGAATACTGAACTTTCTCCAGTATTCTCATACACCTTAGTAATCTCTTTGTCTACATTGTTTGAATTTAATTCTTTTCTTGCCCATGGAAATACTGCATTTTCCAATGCTCTTAAAGCAATGTTATCTGATTGTTTCTGTTCTTGTCCCCATATATCTGTTTTTATTGGAAGTTTTTGTCTTAATCCTGGAATTTTATTCATTATTTGAGTTCTTGTTGTATCTATTGCTTTTGGTAATACACCTGTTTTTGTCGAAGTAGTATTTCTTTCATATTCATCAGTTGTTTTAGCAATTTGACCTAAAGCTGTTGGTATAAATTGATTTACGTATGATTTAATTGAATTTGTTCCTATACCAGCCAACATTTTTGAACTTCCTTGATCATAGCTTTTAAGTGCAGATGTCAAACCACTAAGCATAGACATTTCAGTCATTGGGTTCATTGCATTACTAAATGAATCTAAGATGTTCATTGATGCGTCAACTACTTTGTTATAGTATTCATCCTCATCACTAGAAGATGTTTTCTTTTCTTTTTGAGTTTTCATTAATTCATAACATTCTGCTCCTATAAATAACGGAATGCCTGATGGAGCAAGCCAATCTAATGAGTATGTATTGTTTCCAATTGTTATTGCATAGTTTTGACTGCCTCTTCCTTCTTCAAATTTTTCCTTGTCTTCATCATCGCTTCCAGTTGCCTTTAAGACTCCACAGTTTGCAAGAGCATATCCCACTAATGCTATTCCTGTTCCTGTTAATCCTTTAGAAATGTTGTCTATATATTTATTAGCTGTAATATTGCCTTTTCTTAGTTGAACTGTATCATATACTGCACTTTTTACTAAACCAACTGGGCTATATTCTAGTCCAGCTTTTGCGACATTTATAGGTGTTTTTTTGAATGGCAATGTAGCATCTAATACAAACTTTGAGAATTTGTTCTTATTAGATAATTGATTTATCAACGAAGCTAATTGACTGTCTTGATGAAATGTAGCTTCTTTCGCTTGTTCAATAGCAAAATTTCTTGCTTTTCCTAGCTGTTGGTCTGTTATAGTGTCTGGAGTTAATTTGTTTGCAGTCATATATTCTGATAGAGCTTTCACATAGCCTGCTTTTAATCCCCAACCATCTTCCGCTTCTAGTGCTTTATTATTTAAGTCAAACGCTTTTCCAATTGTATTTTCCATTGCATCGCTTTTAAATGTACGCATATTATTTTCTAGTCTAGTTTTGGGATTATATTTATTTTCATTCAAACCTAGTCTGTCAACAACATTTTCTATATCTGCCTTAGCAAATGCTTTTACTTCTTTGCTAGCTGGAATTACGGTATGATTTCTTTCCATGTCTGGATTTATTTTACTTACCGCACTTTCTATTCCTCCTGCAACTTTATTCTTTATTCCTTGTACTCCCCCCATTGCTGTATTTCCTACAATGTTTCTTATATGGGTTCTAGGATTAGCCAACATTGAGAAATATCTCCAGGCATCAATTTTTTGTGCCGTTGTTTTTGTTAATTGTTGTCCTAACTCTTTATATACTTCATTTAAGTTTTGTTCTAGTACTTTAGCGTTTTCAGAATTAGTAATTTTGTTTAGCATTTCTGGTGTCAATTTAAATTGTTCCGCATCTTCTCCTCTTGTTCTTTTTAAGTCTTTGTTCATTTTGTCTACTGACCTTTGCAACCACACTGCTTGACCTTCTGGAGTTTGATGATTCAATAAAGACATTGCTTGTACTGTTTGACCTGCTGTTGTTCCTGCCATTGCTGTTGCTTGAATGGCATCTTGCAATTTTGATTTATTACCAGTTTTAGAATAATATTGTATTAACCTTTCTCCTATTGCTATGTCTTCAGCCTTTATAGTACCTCCAGTAGTTGCTCTTGATAGTAAAGACGATAATTCACTATCAGCTCCAGTTGTTGATATTCTGTCATCAGCTAATTCTAATTGTTTTGAGTTGGATTCTGGAACATAAGTATCAGTTCCCATTAAACTTTTAGCAATTGCCTTTGCTTCATCAGTTGTATAGTTACTTTTTATTATTGACTCATAATGCTTTCTTCTTTTTTCGCCCTCTTTCTTCTGTTTAGTCCACTCGCCAGTTTCTAATTCATTTGACTTATGTGTTGTTTGAGCTTGTTTATTTTCCTGTGTCTTGGTATACGAATTAGCATTACTTGCTTTTTGTACTAATATATCCTGCATATTAGTTCTTGTTCCAGAAGCTTTGAAATTATCTTCTAAATACTTTTGCCACGAACCACTCTCTTTTTGTATAGAATATCTATTATTCTCTGGAAAATAACCAAATTCATTTATATCATCTCCGCCCCATAAAATATCTTTTGCTTTTACTTTAAGTTCTAAAATATTTCCTTTTCCATCTAACTGTGAATTATTGTGTAATTCTGCATATTTTTTTGATGGAGTAACCCAATCTCCAAAATTTATTTCATTTCCTGGTGTTGCTCTATATATCATAATCTCTGCATCAGGTTTTTTTCTAACTTTTTTCAAAGCATTGAGAGATTCAATATTATAATCTTCTCTCATATTAATATACCATTCTGGATGTTCGAAAACCCCATCCATATTTCTTTCAAAATTAGAAGCATTTCCATATTCTTCTGATGGTCGATGAGTCATCATATAATCCGTTTTGTTTTCCGCTTTGTTTGATTCTAGATATATTTCACTGTTTGTCGACTCACTGTTATTAACTATATATTCAGCAATATCCGTTCCTAATGTTTTTTCTAACGAATGCTTATCAATAAATGAACCATCATAAGTTATTTTTCCTGAATTGTTTACCGCTTGTACATAATACACTCCATCTTCTCTTGTTCTAAAAAACAAAGTACTTGCATTATTTAAATTTTCATTTCCTGTTACATCAAATCTTTTGTCTTGCATAGAAAAAGAACCTGAATTGTTTTCAGATTCTTGCATAGAATATTTAGTAGTAGTATTGACATCTTTGGTTTGAGGTGCTATACTATCTTTAATAGAAGAGTTAGCAACGTTGGAATATTGTATTCTTTCATTGAAATCTAACTCTTCATTTTTTTTGTATATTTGTTCAAAATTATTTTTATTTATATAATTATCTAAATTGTTTCTCCCATAAACACTTTTTATTTGGTTTTCATCTATAAATACATTGTTGTATCTTCCATTGCCATTTATTTGTATTGGTATAACAATTTCTTTTCCATTATTATCCTTAAATTCTGTAACTACTAAATAATTATTTTCACTTGTTTTATATATAGCTTGTGGGGAGTCTAAGTTATCAATTGCTTTAATCAATAAATCTTTTCCTAATCCATGGTAATTTACATTCTTAGTTGGCAACCCCAAGTTTTCTGCTTCTTGTAGTGTATAAATTGTGCTTTTTATATGTTTTTGAGTAATTAACATTGGTAAATTATCTACTCCATTATCTACCAGTATTTGAGGAGTATAATCCCTTGCTTTTACTTGAGTATTTGATTGTAATTGATTATTTAGTGCTTTATCTATTTCACTTGAAAAATTTTCACTTATGTGATAATTTTCCGTATTTTTTAATTCACTATTGCTATTATATGCCTGTGTCCATTTATTGTATAAATCTTCTACAAATTCATTCTGGTTTTTATAGCCTCTAAATTGGTGCCATAAATATTTTATTTCATTATAAATCTTTTTAAAGAACGATGGATTTGTGTTTGCTACATTGTTAATAAATTCCTGATTTCCAAATAGCTGTGCTGAGACATCTGCTAGTGCTTCTTCTGTTATTTCAGTAGAATTGTAGTTACCTAATAGTTGTTTTACTGATGTATCAAATTCTACATTACTTTTTCTGTAATTCTCTACAATATTTAGCATTTCTTTTGTTCCAATTGCATGTGTCAATTCATGTATTGCTATAAATTCTCCTGCTCTGTTAGAATTAGGGTTTATTGTTATTGTTCCATTAGCATATGAACCATTGACAACTCTTCCATCTGGAGTTTTTAGTTCTCCATCTAGTCTTATATCTATATCTTTATCTGTTATAATTTTCTCTAACATGTCAATATAAGCATGAGATTCTTTTGAATTATCAAAATATTTACTTGCATCTTCTCTTAAATTGTTTATTTTAGCATTGTCGCTTTTTTCATATTGATAACTTTGTGTCAAAAATTCTTTGTTATTTTCTACAGCTATAGTATTTGTTATATCATTTGTTAAAGAATTATTTTTTCTAGTTTCATTCACAGCATTATTTATTGTATTTACCCACTCGTCTGATGTAAATTTCTGAAAAGCTACAGATGTTTTTGATTGACTATCATATTGTGTTATACTTTTACTTGGCTCTATATCGAACCAACTTTTATATGCAATTTGCTCTATCTCTGCATTGCTTTTGTTAGCTATTCTCTTGCCAATCTCGTCTGCAACTGTCAACCATTGCTTTACAGTTCTTCTTCCATTTCTATTAGTAGGTGTCATATCTAGTACTTCATTTACCTCTGTTGAATCATAGATATTAGTATCATTCTTATACTGCATATACTTTTTTCTTCTTGCTTGGTCATTTTTAGAATCTATTTTTGTGTCTAATCTATTTGCATCTTCTAAAGAGTTAATATTTTGCCTTATTGAACCAATATCTGCATCTGATACTTCATTCATGTTGTTTAATACATCTAACATCATTGTTTTATAATCTTCTGATATATTACTATTTGTTATTTCATTACCTGCTATTTGTTTCAATTGATTTGAGTATGTATTTTCTTTGTTTACTGCCGGTAAAGAGTTCTGTTCTACATTTATGTTATTATTTTCTTTTATTGCTTCTATAGAACCTTTTATTACTTCTTCTACATTTATTTTACCACTATTTTGAATATCTTTCATTGCTGTTTTTATTTCATTTTGTGTTACTGCTTGTCCATTATTATGTTTGTTTACAACATTTACAGCACTACCAATACCAGCACTAACTCCTGATAACAATACTGCACTTAATGCTCCATCTATACCCGAATTAATCATTCTTTGCCCCATATTATTCCAATCGGCGCTTTCTTTCCCACCAGTAATTGTTGCTGTTAATTCGCTAAGTGGTTCCATGATAGCTTCTTGCGCAAAGTTTTCAGTAATGTCTAAGCCATAGCTACCTAATATCTCTTTACTTAATTCATGTCCAGTTGCTAATTTAACTCCTTTGTTAAGCATATTACCAGATATTACTGCTTCTGTCCCACCTTCTAATGTTCCCATTATACTTGCATATCCAAATGCCTCATCTTCTTTCATTCCTCTTGCTTTGGCATCATCTAAGTAACTACCTCCTGCTGAAGTCATAAACATTGCTGTACTTAAAGCTCTCGCTCCTGGTACTGGTGCTAAAGCTACTGCCATAGGCAGGGCATTATTTCCTATAGATGGTGCTAATTCAGCCAACTTAGTGCCTAAAAAATTATTAGTTTTAGAAATATTATTTTGAATAGTGTTCGTTCTCCATTTTTCTATGTCTGCATTGTTAAGTTCTTGATTTGTTTTTGCTATTGGATTTAGTGAACTGTGAATTTTTTCACCTAATGTATTACCTACTATTTGTCCGACTTTGTCTGAAAATTCTTTATTCTTAGTCGCTCTATTTAACAATCCTCTAATAATTGTACTTGTTGCTTTTTTAGTGGCTATTTTATTACCTTCGTTCATATACTTACTCATATTAGGAATAACATTTTCTATTCCCATTCCAATATTACCTAAAACACCTGTCACATTATCTATTGTATCTGTAAAATTATTGCTTTCTCTGAATTTCTTTAAATTTTTTGTTTCCTGCTGTGATGCAATTTTTACTCTTGGAAAATCGATTGATGAACTTCTATCATATACTGGCATTTCGTTTTTTGGCTTACTCATGTTTGCAGTTGGTAAATCCATTGAAATTTTGCTATTTGTATTATTTTTATTTTTGCTCATAAAATCCAACAATTCTTTTGCTTTTTCTTTTTCTTCATCAGACAATTCATATATTTTTTTTGCCATAATCGGCCTCCTTATTTATTGGTATAATATTTTATAACCTGCTCTACTGATGTAAAATTTTTACCTGAATAACTATCATGTATAATAGCTTCATTTGAACTTCCTGTTCTTCTCCATGGTGGAATACCTGTATTAGGTTTTAAATTATTTAAAACTTGTTGTAAAGTCACCTTATGGTTAGAAGAATTTTCATCTTTATTTTCTTTTTTACTATCGTCTTTAAAGCCTTTATTATTTTGAGAATTGCTTGAAAAGGTTTTATAAGTTTTAGAACTGCTTGAGCTTCTTGAACTACCCGAGCTAGTAGCTTTTTTTTTTGACAATTCATATTGTTTTAACGCTAAATCATATTCTTTTTGCCATTGACTATCCGCAACCTTATCTCTACTTACTTGATAATTATAATCTCTATTATTCATTGTTTTTGTATAATCATAATTTGCAAAATTCATATAATTGCTTAATGCATCTTGATATTTTTGATATGCTAATTGATTGCCATATTTTTGTAACTCTAGTTTTGCATTTTCAATATCAGCTAACAATTCGTTTTCTTTTGTTATGTATTGTAATTGTGTATTATTTAATTCTTGATTTATATTTTGAATTGATTTATCTCTATTGGCTTGCAATGAAGCTAAATTATTGCCATAAGCATTCTCAATGTTTGCATATGCACTTCCCACAGTTCCTGTTTTGTCTAAACCTGCTTGCGACAATTGTTGTTCCATTGATTTTTTTGCTAGCATAGAATTAATGTATGCTTGTCTAGCATTATCATTATATGCTTGCATTACATCATCTTTTTGTGCATTTATTTGATTTGTTGCTATTTGTTGTTGGCTTGCTAATGCATTTTTTCTATTTTCAGCTATTTTTTCATATTGTGCTAGTAATGCTTGCGAATCATTTCCAACATTTGATGTAGCTTTATTTGCGTAATCTTCTGCTAGCTGTTGTGTTGTTTTTGTAGGTTGAGTAGGTTGAGCCTGAGTTGTTTGTGTTGGTTGTGTAGCAACTGTAGTTCCAGTAGTTTTAACTGTATTTGTTTGTCCTGGTAATTTTAACGTATTTCCCGTATATATCAAGTTAGCATTTTTTATATATGGGTTTAGTCCCATAAGAGTACTTACACTTGTATTATATCTTTTTGCTATTCCGCTTAATGTATCTCCACTTTTTATTTTATATGTTGACATCTTTCCCTCCTAAAAAATAAGCTAGGCATATAGCCTAGCTATTATTTCATTTGAATACCATCAATTGTATGACCAAAGATTCCTGCGTAACTTTCTGTTCCTGTTTCTGTTTTGCTGTTTACCCAATTTAGCCATCCATCCTCAATTGTATGTACTCTGTAATCTACATGGCCTTTTGTTGATTTAATTTTAATACAGTCAATAGATTGTCCATAAATTCCAGCGTATGAGTTTGGATTGCTCCTATCATTTTTCTTGTAATTTTTAGAATTTACTTTATCTAGCCAGTTTCCATTTTTTATATGAGCTTGAACTGTAATTTCTCCATACTCTGGTTTACATCTTAATCCACTTATTGCTTTTCCATACAAACCTGCATATCCTTCGTCTGAGCTATCACATTTATTTACTTCTGGTAACCATTCTCCAGCATAGGCTTGGTATGTAATTACTCCTGTATAATCAGGTTCTGGCGTTGGCTCTGGTATTGGTTTAATCTCTTCATCACAAGCTGGTCTGCCATATCCTGCGATATAATCTGCTCCAATAGGATAATCCCATTTTGCTACTTCGCTATTTCCTGAGTTGCCTTCTATCGTGTAAACTCTGCCATTCTCTATTTTATAGACTAAACCTGTGTGATATATATCTCCTGCTTTTCCAAAGAAGATTTGGTCGCCTACTTGTGGAGTATTAAACAATCTTCCTTTTTGTTTATAAAAATTCATTGAAAAACTACAGCCTGCACCTGTTGATTTCTTTGGTTGGCATAGTAATTCTAATGCTTTATCTACTCCATAAGCTTGTACAAAGCACCAGTCTACAAAAATATCGCACCAATCGTAGCCATTTTTCTTGCCGTTATAAAATCCAGAAATATTATCTAAATCTCTGGCATATTTATTATATTTCCCACTTATATTTGCTGTTTTGTTATCAAGTTGTGAATTACTCTTTTTTCCTTTATAGCCCACTTCTGCTAGAGCTATTTCTATTGCTTTATTCATAAGATTATTCTCCTTTATTTTTGTAATTGATATTTGAGATGCCTAATACTGCGCCCATAAAAGTTGTAACTGCTGTCATTATTGTTAGAACTATGTCAGTACAGCCAACATTAAAGCAATTAAGTATTACACCTGTCAACGTTGTTAGAGCTGGTAAAAATACTAATGTGATCCATTTTAGTACATCATAAACTTTGTTACTCATAATCAATCTCTCCTTTCCTTCAAAATTATCAAGTCTTCGTGTATTGTCTGAAACCCTGCTATCGCTCGTTCATCATGTTGTTTAAATTCTGTATTGGTATTGTCCATGCTTGTTTTTAACAAATTTAAGCTTTCTGCTATATTCCTATTGGATGCTGACAGTTCGCCCAACAGCTTACTAGTCGCTTCTCGTTCTGCTTTTTTCTCTTCTTGTTCTTCCTTCCTTTTAACTTCATCTTGTGTTTCTTTATCTTTTCGGTCTTTTCTGTCAAGGTACAAAAATACAATAAAAAGAACAGCCATAGTAACTGTTCCGCCGTTTGCAAGAAGAATATTTATGAGATTATTCGTTTCTTCCATAACTTTCTCCTTTCCTAATTTTTTAGATAAACATATCTTATATGAAATGTGTTTGTGACGCTCGAACCTGTTGGATTATATAAGGCTATATCTCCACTGATTGCAGGTCTAACTTGAACATAACCATTACTTGCACCACTTCCATAATATACACTACAAGCAATACAAGTAAATCCTTCTACTGTTGGAACTGTCACACTTGCATATTCATAACTTTTAGAAGCAATTGTTTTTGAAAAACTTAAATCTTTATATATAATACTGCTTAAAGTATTACCATTTACTAATATATTTTTATTAAAATAAAATGGTATATTAGCTGAATTGTAAATATGGCAACAGCTTGAATTTTGTGAGCCTATTGTTACAGTATTGTTATTACTCGTTGATTTTAATAGTCCTGCTTCCGCTACAATTCCAGCTCCGTGAATGTTTGAATACCCATTTTGTCCATTTTTAAAATAATAATCTGTTACCGCAGTGCTAGTATTATCGCCTTCTCCAGACCTCCAATTAAAATAAATAGTAGATGGAGAACTTTTAGGTACAAAATTCACTTCATTTGTTCTCGTCACAAAATTATTTAAAGGCGAATTTAGTAAACCTGTTAATGTTCCCCCGGCAGTCGTAATAACTCTTTTGCCATTCTCATTAAGCGCTCCATTTACATTTATATCATCTTTTCCTATATCAATAATAGGTAATCCTCTTGTGACGGTGGCACTATATGTGTTACTCATAAAGTAATCATTTAACACAAATTCAAAATTAAACGCTTCTGTATAGCTGAAATTCTTTCCTAGTTCTCCTGAAAAAGTAAAGTTGTTGCCAGTTCTTGTTGCTGTTACCGTGGTATAATTTCCCCAGCTTGTATCTGTCGACTTTTTATATCTCCATTTTAATTCGAAACTATTGGTTTTCGCACCAAAACTTCCATTAAAGCACAAACCTTGAACGCTTGCGTTTATTGTGTTTGAGGTAGTGCTTGGTCTATTCAATATTACACCTGTTATGACAGGCTTAATATATTCTACTAATGTTTTAGTTACTGTAGCACTTGCACTTAAGCCTCTACTATCAATACAGCTCAAGTTGAATGTACCGCTATCTACTGCATTTATTGTTGAGGTTGCAGTAGTTTTGGTTTGACTACCATTTACAACTTTTACTAAAGAAATTGTCGCACTATTCTTAGCTGTTGCCGTTATAACTACTTTTGCGTTTGATATATATCTAATTAGTTTATTTTTATCTCCTGTTGCAGTTATTGCTGAAGTATTTGTATCTTCTACTGTACCAGCAATCGTTGGATTACTATTTACAACAAAGGCATTGAATGTACAAGTTGATGTTCCAATTAGTGTATTTCCTGAATATGTGCTACAAGTTATTGTTCCTTTCCCTGAATTTGCATTTGGTATTTTTGTATAAAAAGATGTTGGAATTGTCCATCCTATACTTGTACTTGATGTCTTAGTTGCAATTGTTCCTGTTAATCCTTGAAAATTATATTCAAGTGTATGAGTAAATGTTGAACTTGCTCTGTTAATATTTATTGTAGTTGCACTTCCAATGTTGCCATCTGCGCAAGTTACAGAACTTTTTCGTGCTATTGTTGGCAATTCTACTGTCTTGCTTATTGTTCCATTTGGATAATAGCTATCTAACTTGCCATTGAAAGAAAAAGTTATTACAATTGATTTTTTTCCGTTATTTAAATGAGAAATTGTTATCGGAAACCCTTCCGTATTTTGAGAAAGGTCTAATACTTGTTTATAACTATTTGAATTTATATTGTAACTAGGATGTTTTGTTGTTGTATATATTTGTGTTTGACTACCGTCTGAATTTATTCCTTTTACGGTAAAAACACAATTTGATGTTGAGTTGAATGGGCGATATGTGCTGTTATTTCTCTTAACGTAGCCTTGTACTGCTATAATTTTTGTTTCATTTGTAGCTATGTCTTGCTCATATCTCACGTCAACAGCTAGATTAAATCCGTTTGCTGGAGTTGCTATATTCCCATTAAAACTAATTGTTTCCATCTTATCCTCCTATCCAGTGAATATGAGTTCTTTTCTCACTATTTACAGTTGTTTTCATAAGTTTTAAATACCCCATTTCCACTTCACCTGTTGCTTTTAAGTCCGCTGTTTCCATACCATCTTTGTCGTATTTCGCTATCTGTTTTCCGTATGCATACATATAAGTACCAGTATTGTTCATTGTCGTACTAAATTCGCTATCTGATTTACCTACACTTACACCACTTTCATTTATATCAACAGTTGTATTTTTTACAGACTTTACGCCTTCATTGTTTATTTGGTCTATTTGCACTTGCAAACCTTGTGCAGTAGTTGTTACTGTCGTTTGTTGCTGCTTGATGATGTCTATATCATCTTTAAATGTTTGATTTTCGGCTTCGATTTGTTCAGCTGTTAGATAGTCATTGTTTAGTCTAGTTGTCGTTTCAGTTACTTGTGAAGATATTTGTCCTAAATTTGTGGATATTTCAACCGTTCTCTCCGTTATATCATTGAAATTATTGTCTATTTCTTCTTTCATAGAATCTACATAATCAATAGTGCTATATGATACTTTCTTCTTCCAGTCGCTTTCTTCGTAGCCCTTTCTCCCAACAGTAGTAACTAATATCTCTCCTCTCTTTCCTTCCGGGTGGTCTGTATCAGATTGTAAAATCCACATATCTCCTGCATTATAGTTTTCTGGCTTTGTTAGATAAGTTTTATTCTTGTTTTTTGCTTCTTCTTTTGCTCCACTTTCTGTTGTCCAATCTTCGTCATTATATAATCCTATTGTTCTTGTATTTATACAGGTATATACTATATTTCCATCTATCCAAGTATCTCCCTCATAATATGGAGGATTAGGTTTTGAACCATAGTTCCTGCTAACATTTTCATACTGAGAATTAATTTTCTCTTCGGCACTTGATAACCTTTTATTTAGATATCCTAGATTAACTGAATCTTCATCATATTTAGGCTCTCCCATCTTAATCTCCTTTATAATAACTTCCTACTGTATAAACAACACATATAGAATTAAAGTTCATATTAGTATTTTCTTTGTTTTCAACATATAAAGAAAAGAAAGAAAGCTTTTTTGCTTTCTTTCTGACAATTGTTGTTTTGGGATATGTTGAATTAGTATAAACTTTAGACAATACCTGTTTATCTCCATTTTTTAATCTATATCCTATATCTAATTGAGAATTTGTAGGGTTACTTGATATAGCAACCCTTTTTATATTCTTTTTATTTGCTATATTATTTAAGTCTAATATAACAGAGTTCCATTCCGCTTCTACATTTTTTGTATTATCTTTAAATCTATTTTCATCGCTATTATCTCTAAACTTACATATATTTCCGTATTTATCTCCAAAATACAATTCATTATTCCACACAAACCATATTCTTACAGGTAAATTAGTCCAATAAAACCACTCATACTGATAATTACTATATTTTGAATTACTATTAGTTGTTTTGAATCTACTATCTGCTACATAAACATGATCGTTAATTGCTAAGTAATATTTTCCATCATTTGATATTCCTACTGCGTTCTTTAAATTAGGTTCTTGCTTCAATTTTGCATCAATATAGTAGCTCTTATGATATACATATATTTCATCTGACAAAGTTGCTGTATTTAATGCAAATACACCGTTTGCAGTTAATATCAAAGGCTCGTTTATTAATGTATCATGTGCATAATTACTTATATTTCCTTCACCTTTTACGCTACCTTCAATATTAAATCTCTCTTCTCCATTAAATGTTGCATATCCTATTCTAAATAAAGTCGCATCTGTATCTGATACATCTTTTAATGCTGCCATTTTCCCATCGTTCAATCTGACTAATCCTGTTAGTGGTACAACTTCTAAACCTGCTACAATTGTATTATCTGCCGATATGTATGTAACATTATTAATATGCGAATAACTTATTATATTTGGCAAATCTGGGTTTCCTGCCATAAATACCCTATTGTTGGCTCCTGCATATCCATACACACACATCATACTACATTTGTTTATTTGAGATTTATTGCTCTCAATTATTTTTTTATATTTAATTCTTACATTATCTCTATTATCTATTACTGGTTTTCCAACTGCTGAACTAAATATAACTTGTCCTTTACTTAAATCTACCCTATAATCTCCATCATTTACTTTTTTTATAACCCATTCAGCATTTTCATTCAAAACTTCTACTAATTCTACAGATGTTATATTTGTATCGTCTAATTGATATGTTGTATCAGTTTCTGTACTTGTGAATAAATTGATTCTACTGTCTGACATCAAATTTACTTGCTCATAGATTTGACTTGCTAATCCATTAGGAGCTCTTGCTATCTGTGTTGTAGGAATATATCCTATTTCGTCTAAATATTTGACTTTATTACTACTCTCTAACAAGTTATATACTATTGCTCTTTTTCCGTCCAAAATAAGCAATTTTGAGTTAATTATAACTCCTTGTGATATAGTATTTGCTAGTCCTGTTAATATCTCTGTATAACTGCTAAAATCTGTTTTCATTTCATATAGTTTAGTACCACAATGTACAATAAAAAACTCTCCTGACACCGTGTCTACATTCCATATTCCGTTAATGTTAGCTTTTTGTCCTAAGTAAGCTAACACTTTATATCCGTTTCTTTTTTCTATTGTTCCATTGTTATTTATAAAATTATATCCTCTAGGGCTTCTTCTTTTATCTATATCGGATATTGAAGAGCTGAAATCTACACCCAAAAATCCTGTTAAATTTGCTTCGTATGTTGTTGGACTTGAAGGAACATTAAAGTTTGCCATACTAATATACCTCTTCTATACTTTCTTGATTTTCTACATTGATATATAAATCTTGTAATCCTACTTCAAATTCATTTCTATATGCGGTCGCCTGTGATATATCATCATCTTTATATAACTGACTAGCAATATATAAAGGAATTAGCACACAAGCTTCTTCTGGTAGTTCTATTTCGTAAGCATCTTTCGTTGTATTATCTATTTTAGTAATACTCGTTTTATTATATTTTTTATTTTCCTCATCATACTTATATAAGTTCATTACATATGGTTTAATTCTCTGTATAGCTTCATTTGCGACTGCTGGCATAGCACTCAAGTACCATTTACAGTCATCATCATTTCTTAATTCTGTCAAATTGTTTACTGTTATAGGCTCATCTTTTGCAAACATCTTTTGTAGTGATATTATTTGTATTTCTCCCCAAGTCATATTTTCCTCCACTTCTGCTAGAATCGAACTAGCTTATTCCTTTTAAAGTGATATATTAGGCTAGATTATACTAGCCCTGCATTTCTTAATTGCTCAAAAACTGGTCTTGTTACATCAGTTTCTTCGCCTCTTACTATTTTTGCATATTTTTCATTAATACCTACAATGATTTCTTTATCCTGTGGGTTTAATTTATCTATCGGAATCAATATTTTAATTGTTTCTTCGTTCTTATTCTCTTTTTCTGTTTTCTTTATTTCTTGTTCAATTTTTTTAGTAGCCATTTTTTCTCCACCTTTCTTATTCTCTTTTTCTGTTTTATAAAAATGAAGGGGCTTTTACGCCCCCCTGTGTTAGGCTTTTACACCTGTTTCAACTCTTACTAAAGCAAGAGGTTGAGTAATAACAGCTGTAAAACAGTTTTTCCAACCAACACTTGCTCTTTGGTTTAATGGATCTGAAGTACCTGCAGAACCGTTAGGTTTTACTATAATTTCAGGCTTTCCTGCTCCACCTTCTAGGTCAACACATGCATAAGCATCTTTACCATATGCGTACGCAATATGTACAGCTATCTTTGTGCTCTCTGCTGAACTATTAACAACAGATAAGTTAGTTGTCTCAAAGAATTTCATACCATGCATTTTTCCAAGTTCGCCTTTAACCATTTGTTCTGGTTTTGCATATTTAGAAACATCAACCCATGAACTATCACTCATTAAATCATAAGCGATGTCTGGGTCAACTTGCATGTGATAGAAGCCATCTGCAAATCTTTTAGCATTTGCATTTTTTAATTTTCTTACAATTTTTTTGATGTCTTCTGCAGTTAAATTTTTAGTTGTAGCAGATTCTAATCCTGCTCTTGTTGTTGCACTTCCAGCAAAATACACATTTGTGCCTCCAGCAATCGCTGTTTGAATACGAGTATCAACAACATTTCCTGCTTCTTCTCCAAGTAATTCTGAGGTTTCAGTAATAACAGGGTCAATACCTGTCATTTGAATTAAGTCAGAAAATTCTACGAAGTCGCCTTCTTGTGCAACAGTTGCTGTTACTGTTGTAATATTTAAGTTGTTTCCGTCTGGTGTTTTACCTTCTGTTAAAGAAGATGTTGGTGCAGTTAATGAATTAAATTTTCTAAAATTCATTGTTCTACCTGAATTTTTAGGTAATTTTTTCTTCATTGCATCCTTATAAAAGTTTAGTTGTGGTAATAATCTTGTTAATAGTGTTTTCTCATAAAAAGTCTTATCCTCTGCTGATAATTGATTTTGGTTTGTTACATTGGTTATAACTTGTGTTTTTGTAGCCATTTTAATTTCCTCCCTTATTTTTAATTTTTTGGCATTAAAAAATAGCTACTTATCTTGTAAGTAACTATTTAAGTTCGCCGTCTTTGGCTTTTTGAATATATTTCTCAAATTGTTCATTCGACATACTGTTCCAGTCTAGGTCTTGAACTTCTGTATCTTCAATTGCACCTGGTGTAGTCGAATTATTAGCTACAATTTGCTTTGCTGTATCAACTGATTTCTTTTCAAACTTGCTTATGAATTTTTGATAGTCTTCATATATTTGTGCTAGTGACACAGTACCTATCTTTCCACTTGCAAAACTATTAAAGTCCTCGTCTTTAGTAAGCTCTTGTAGCTTCTCAACTGAATATTTATCAACAAAATCTTTAGTATCATTTTGATACCAAATCTCTTGTTTGCTTTGTTCTTCAGCTTTTATTTTGGCTTCAGCTTCTTTTCTAGCTTTGTCCTTTTGAAGTTCCCTATAGCCTGTTATAGGGTCTTCTCCTTTTGAATCTAATTCATACATATCTAGGTATTCTTGTACGTCGTATTCATCTTTGATAATTTGTCCTGTATAAGGATTGTTTCTTCCAATGTATGATTGTACCTTACCTTGATTCAGTCCTTGCTCGTATGCTTCTTTTCTTGCCTGCTCAATCTGCTTTTTAGCATCTTCTTGAGCTTTTCTACGAATACTTGCATATTTTGCATTTTCTTCATTAGATTGCTTTTCTGTCTCTTGTTCTTCTTGCTCTTCTACCTCTTCTACTTGCTCAGTATCTTGTTCAGAAACTTGCTCAGTAGTTTCAGTTTCATTAGCAGTATTTTCAACCACTTCTTCTTGTTCAGCGACTTCAAGATTGTTTACGCTTTCATTTACTTCTTCTTCCATAAGTATCCTTTCTATTATGAGATTTTTACGCTATTCACTGCGAATTTATATAAAAAAATAACTCTGTAGAGAGTTACTGTTTATATCATTGTTTATTGCCCTGCATTTGCAGATACTGGTGTTTCTGCTTGTTGAATTATTTGCATCACATACTGTAATATTTGTGGGTTTTGCGCTATTTTCTGACTTATTTCAGGTGGTAATAATTGTTTCTTTCTTATTTCTTTTAGTTTAGCCTTAAATGGCATTGCTGTTTCTGGATATAAATCTATATAATCATCAAATGTTATATCTCCTCTTTGTAACGCTTGTTCCAATAAATTGATTGACAGACTCTCACTATATGCACTTCCTGGTCCAACGTCTACAGTTGTCTCAAAGTCTATATCTCTATATATCGCTCCATTAAACACATTGGTTTCTACATTGTTATCTTCTTCTACCATATACTCCGTATCAAAATTATAATAAGCCTTAAAGAATTGCTCCCATACTCTTGCTATTTTTTCGTGTACTCTCCAAAATCTCTTTTGAATATCTTCAATAGGTACTTTAGCTTGTGTTTGTAGTGCTACTATAGCGCTACCGCTCATATTTTTACCTAGCACTTCTCCATTTGCCACTTCTGTTGCTCCTGTAACAACTCTTGTTACTTCTAATAACTTGTCTGATATGGTTATAGGCATACTACTAAAAGCTGGTGGATTTAAGTACTTAATTCCATTAAACATGGGGCTATAATCTGTTATTACTTCTCCTGGTTTATTTGTTATTGTCTTACCCTGCAGTGCTCTCGGATGTAATATAACTTTAGGAAATCCCATATTTTGGCTTGCCATTTGCATCATTGCATAATTAAAGTTAATAGCTTTTTGCGTAGGGATAAGTTGTTCTACTTCTCCTATACCATAAATGCTTTTTTCTCTTTCCTCGTGGTTTCCTACCACAATAGGATATAATGACATCTTATATTGAGAATGTTCTGGTTTATCTATATCAACTGCCTCGTTGTCTTCGTTCGTCTTATCTTCTTCATCTATATCTAACTTAACTTTTGTCGCATCTGGCGTTAATGGTGTTTCAGGTTGTACTATCATATTTTTACAACTTTTAATATAATATACTTCCCCATTTTTCCTAAAATATCGTGTAAGCACTGTCGCATATTCTTCTCCGTCTTGCTCTTCATAATCGTAATTTCTCTCGCTGTCGTCATCAGATGTTATTAGTTCTATTTCTGTTTTGCTTATTCCATTTTTCTCTGCTATCTTTTTTAGTGTTTGTACATTCTCTCGACTTTGAATAATAATCCACTTTTGTTTTTGCTCGTCTTTTTGCTTTGGATTAGCAAATACGATGTTTAAACAGTCTATTATTTGACCATTTAGCCCACCATCAAATTTTGCCATTCCAGTTGTGCTTTCTCTATCCCAGAAGTAATGAAATACATAAGTTCCTTTTTTAAGCCCGTCTAATATTGCTCTGTCGTCTAAGTCTTCTTGTTTAATCTCTTTTCTGATATGATTAGCAAAACTAGTAAAAGCACTAGCTCCCTTAGTTGCTATGTCTGACTGATCTTGACTATATACTAATGGTTTATATATTGTTGATATTTTACTCGATAGGATATTTGCTTTTTTACCATTTACTATATATTTAATAATGTTGATTACCGGCCTTGGCATATTCTTTGTTTTTTCTGTCGCTTGTGGCCATTGCCTTCCTTCAAAGAAATCTACGCTTTGTTCACAAGTTTCTTTTAATCTCAATTTCTTTTGATAAGCTAAACCTTGTTCCCAGTCGTTCCAAATTTTACTTGCTAATTCTTCTCTAGTCATCGTTACTCTCCTTTCACTTCTCCAGTCATATACTCGTCATATATATTTGTTTCTTGATTTGTTTTTTCTGGACCGTTTAGCCATTCGTTGAAAATCTGTTCTGCTGATGCTTGTTTTTCTGTTGCTTCTTTCTTGTCTGTTTTTTCAACAATTGTTTTGTATATAAATGGTGCTATTCCTAACACATAACCTACTACTACTGCTATTAATACCATATATCTTCATCCTCCTCTTCTGTTTGTAATTCAAAAGGTAACTCTTGTTTTTTTTGCATAAAAATAGGCTCTTGTGTCCAATAAACACAAAAACCTCTTATTGCATCCACAGAATGCGTCAACTCGTGTGGTTCGTTTGCTATATCTCCAACTCTTTTCTCATCATGTTGTACTTGTGGCAAACATCTTATTAAGTTCTTACAAGTATTAAATATTTTTAATCTAGCTGTCATACAACCTTGTTCGTCTTTATACGGCTTTAGCCATTCTTTCATTTGAAGCCAACCCTGTATTCTATCATTGTTTGTTTTATATAGTGTTACGTCTCCCTCTTCAAATATATCTGCTGTGCTCTTACCTGTTTCTTTGTGTCTATTCCAAAGGTCTGGTGGTGCTAAATACAAATATATCGGTTCGTTTGTCATTTCTTTTATTTTATCTCTAGCTTGTGATACTAATAAATTACTTTCGTAGACCTCTCTAAACACATATGCGTTATTATTATAATCTACCGCTATCCAATAACCAGCTAACTTATCTAATCCATAGTCCATTGCAAAATAGATATACCAGTCTTTTGGTATTTCAAATGGTTCTATTACATGTATATCTCTTTTAAATTCTGTAAAGAATTGTCCTTCAAATATATCCCAGTCGCCATAAAGCATTGCCTTTTTTCTATCTTCTGGTAAACTCTCTAATGCTTTTACATAGTCAGGATCATTCTTCATTATATATTCATTCTCATAAACCAATGCTGGAATAAAGTTATATTCTTCTGGATTTTCATTTTCTGTATAATCTCTATCTATAAACAATCTTTTAACCCACGCGTGTCCAACTCCACCAGGGTTACAAGTCAAATACATTCTTGGCTTAATTTGTTTTTTGCATTGTCCTGATAACCTGTTGCTTTCTTTTAAGCAGTTGAATTGAAACTCTGTAAAATGTGTAGCTTCTTCAATGAATATTGCCTCATATGCTTGTCCTTGATATTGAAGTACATCTGCTTCATTATCGCAATATCCTAATACAATTCTACTGCTATTAGGGAAATCAAATACTTTCTCTTGACTTTTGTATTGAGCTATTCTGTCGTTTTGCTTGCATTTTAATTCTTTCTGTAATGGCATTACATGATTTTCTCTAAGTTCATTTAGTGTTCTTCTTAAAAGTAATATTTGAATACCCGGATAATATAATGCTAACAATACAGCTTTTATTCTTGCTACATATGACTTGCCTCCACCTCTTGCACCACCATAGCAAGTATATTTTGCTTTACTTTTACAAAATTCTTCTTGCTTTGGATACAATTTAGGTACAATATATTCCATTATTGCGATAATTCCTCTACTTTCTTATCCATTTTTATATTTATATCTGTATTTGATGTGCTTTCTCCTTTGGCTAGTGCACGTTTATCATACATTGTTCCTATTGCTACTGCCAATTCTTTTAAACTATACAACTGCATTCCTGCTATTTTAGCAACTAATGCTTTTTTCTTTGTCTCGTTCATTTCTTTTTTATCTGTCATCCATATCTCATCGATTATTTCTTCTAACTCATTTTCATGTTCTGTTGCTAAATCTATTCTTTGTTCCATTAAATTTGTTGCCTTGTTTATTATTCGTGTAGCTGTTTCCGCAAATTCTTCCTTTTTTTGTATGCATAGTTTTGTAAATTCTTCTTTGTCTTTATTCTCTTTATATATTTTTTCTACTGTCTTTACAGGTATGTTTAATTGTCTTGATGTTTCGTTGAAATTATTTGTACTAAACATACTTATCATTATCTTATATATAGTTTCATTATCTGTTTTCTTCCCTTTTGCCATTTTATTCACCCACTTTGTTTTGTCTTTATTGTAGCTTCATCTACTTCTTCTATGGTCCACTTTGTACCATTTATTCTAAATTCCATATTATACTCCTATTTATTTCTTTAACATATAAAAAGAGACACTGAAATAATCAGTGTCTCCGTTTTGACTACTTTTTGTAGTGCTGCCCGTTTCTGTTTACTCCCTCGTGAGAGTGTCCGTCAGGGCTGCTGGAGTCGGGGAAATATACGTTGATAGAGTTCGGAGTTTCCTTGATAGTGCCACTCCCGCAAGGATAAGTGAACTTACCTATGCCTGCGTCCAGGATGTCATCCTCGAGAGTCTGCTGACCCTCTTTGCTGGTTCCATACGAACCATCCCAATAGTCTTTTCCCATAGTAGTCCTCCTGCACATTTGTGCGTCCGAATTGTTAATAATGTACCGTATTGTACATCATTACTTATTATAGCACTTTATTTTAGTTTTGTCAATTATGTAAATCTTTTTTCTTCCTTATCTTCACATATAGGTTTGTATTCACATATATTACATTGCTTTTCATCTTCGACAACGCACTTTTGTGTCTTCTTGTTTGCGTATGCTTTTCTTATTTTGTATTCCTCATCGATGTATGACGCTATTATACTACCTCTCATCTAAATACCTCTTTTGTGTTTATATTATGCTCTATGTAATGCTATTTACTTTAAGCCGTTATCAGCTAAATAAGTTCTGTAGCACTACATACAAAATAATAGCAAAAGAAGCATATTATTAGTATGCTTCCTCAGAAACTCCTTCTACTACTTGGTAGATGAGTAAATTGCAATATGTAAGGGATTTTAATTTTATTTTCAACGCAGGTATCCCTACTTTATACTGCGCATATCTAGGAGCGACCTAGCTACTGGTATAATAATTTATTTAGTATTATTATTATCTTTTATATGGCACATTTCTGTGCCTGCCCGCTTGATAGGGCAAAGTTTAAGGAGCTAGATTTCTCTAACTCCTTTTTGACCTACTACTATTTTAACACATTTTTTTGTCAAAAAAGGGTCAATTTTGGGTCAACTTTTTTTTAATTCTTTATAAACGGCATATACTAAGTCCCTTTTTCTTCTTTTGTATGTTTCTTCACTAACCCCTAAACCGTCTATTACTTCCCATTTTGTTTTGCTTTGTATATATAAGTTTTCAAATATGTATTTACTATCTTTATTAAGCAGCTCCACTGCTTGTACTACTGCTTTGTATTCTTTTATTGCCTTCTGTAAATGTTCATTTTCTTGCAATTCTACCACTGCCTTTAATGTTCTGTCTGATACTGAATAAGGTGCTTTAGGCATTCCGTCTAATACTGGAGATCCTATGCTCATTATATCTGCTCTTATATTTATGATCTTTATGCAATTATAGTTATATCTCTTTAAACATAAACTTGCTTCTTTGTATTCTTCATTGCTTAGTCTCATTTGTATCCTCCTTCTGTTTGTTTTTAATTTGTTCTCTAATAAGTTCATCGTTAAACTTATCCAATATGTTGTATGCTTTATTTAGTTTTTTCTGATTTTCTCTTCTCTTTTCGTTATTAAAAAAGTCTACTGTTTCTATCTCATACATAGCTTTTTTAATTATCTCTTGCACGTGCTTAATTGTCATATGTACCTCCATTTTATTTGATTTCTTTTGCTTTATTTTCAAAATATTGTTTGATACAGTCTTTGCAATCTAATTCTCCTGAATTTGTGTCACAATTTACTTCTTTGCATATATCTTCGTCAATATCTAAATTCATAATATAATAAGTCATTTGTTCTATTATTTTATCTTTTTGTTCCATTTCTTGTTTTTGCCATTTCATGTATTCATCTAATGCCTTTTCATTTTCTTTTTGTAGTTTTTTTATAAATTCTTGCAATATTATCATTTCTCTATCGTGATATATCTGTTTTGCTATTTTGTCATATAAATTTTCTGTATTTATTGTGTTTTCTATTTCTTGATTACTTATTATAGGAATGTTTATTTTTATTTCATTATCTACTTCTTTCTTGTTTATACTATTTTCTTCCACTTTTTCCCTCCTCATAAAATTTCTCTGCTTGGTCATAATCAATCATAGTTAATACTGAACACATAGTTTCATAAGACATTTTATTTATTTCTTTCATAGTTTTTCCTTTAATAATGCCTCGTGTCATTACCAAAGAATTTCTTATAACCATAAATAATGCTAATTTATATTTATTTTTCATTTTATTTAATATTTCTTCTCTTTCTTCCACTTAAAATACCTCCTAAAATATAATAAAATTATGAATACTATCTGTATATTCTTTATATTCTCGCCCCTCATTTATAGATATTTTGAAATCATATTCGCCATTTTCTATTACTGGTTCAATTTTTGTTACTATTCCACTATGTTTGCCATCTTTTGTTGTTAATCTATCTCCAATATTAAATCCTCTCATTTTATCCACCCCAATTCCTCTACTTTTTTATTTATTGCTTGTAGTTCTTGCATTGATATTGCTGGTGTATTACTTCCATCATATTTTATTGCTATTGCTTTTTTATTAAGTATAAATAAAATACACATTGTGTTACTTTGCTCATCATATTGATAATAGCCTTCATATTTATCGGTTGTATGCTTTTTGTATCCGTAACTCTTCAAACATTTTATCAGCTGTTTTCATTATTTATCACTCCTCTCAATTTTTCTCTTTCAATCTGTTGTTTTTCTTCCTTAGTGTCTTGTAATTTTAATAAAAAGTATGTATATATATAATCTAAATTTGTACTTCTGCTTGTATCTATTCCTAGTACTTTTAAGGCACTCATTAATTCTCTCGTTTTTAATATACAATTTTTTATAACATCATTTTCGCACTTACATTCTTTTCCAAATTCTATTTGTATTGTTTTTATGTCCATCTCTTATTTACTCCTCCTCATCTTCTTTAATACAATATATAAAATATACTATGCCTTGCCTTACATAAATAAACTCTTGTTTATCACTAGTTCGTATAAGTCTTCCGTTACTATTTTTACTCATATTTTATTTGCTCCTCTCTCTTTAATTCATTTTCGTATGCTTTCTTTAAATCTACTTGTCCTATAAATTCACAATCTTCTTCTGTGGCCGTGTATTCAGAATATATTGCAACACTCTTTCCGTATTCTCCCGTCTCAAATGTTTCTAATACATATCCAAATTCATCTTCTTCGCCTAATGCAAACCTTATTATTACTTCTTTATCTTTGTCAAACTTATTTAATTTTTCTATCAATTCTTTAACTTTCATAACTTTACTCCTTTACCACTAATCCTGCTTGGATTAAATCTTGTGTATATTCTTTTATTTTTTCTTCTTCTCCGCTATACCCTATATAATCTCCCCAGTTGCTATTTTTTCTTTTTTTAAATACTAAAATTTTTCTATCAAAAATGTTTATCTGAACTTGATAATCTTTTTCATATTTTCTGTAATAATTATCATATTCTAATAATTCGTATCCGATATTTTTCAAGTTCTTTTAAATCTACATCATCTCTTATTTTAAACATATCTATTCTCCTCCTCTGCTTTATTTTCAAAGTATCGTTTTATTTGATTATCTGTATCATCAAAATATTTACCTTCATAACTCCAATGTGGTTCTCCAGATATTAAATTTAAGAATTGATTACATTTGTGTTCTTGACCTTGATTGAATAAATCTACATCATGTTTTTCGTCTCGTCTAACTCTTTTACAAAATGCTTTAAATTGTCTACATTCTTTTTCGTATTCATTTATTATCTTATCTTTCTTTTTTAAATCTTCTATTACATTAAGATAATCATTTTTATATTGATATTCTAATTTTGTATGTAATTTTAATGATTTATCTTTTTCTTCTATTTCTGCTTTTTGGTTTTCTAATAAATTTAAAACTGTTTCTATTGCGTTATTTACTTTGTCTGCTTCATCAACAATATAATTATTTTGTTCAATCATTCCACATAAAAAGAATTTTATATCTATTCTTCTTAATATTTCTATTGCTTCTTTATTGTTCATTTTCTCCTCCTACTTTATAGCAATTAGCCATATAAATTTCTTTTGTTAGTATTGTTTTTATGTCTTTTAATTTAACTTCATCATGTCCATTGTCAAAACTAGCAACATTATTATTTTTGCCTAGCCCTTTATATATTACTTTTATTCCGTTTACAATATCTCCAAATTCTATTAAGTCTATTAGCTGTTTACTGTGTTTTACTATATAGTCTAAAATTGTCCATAATCCATTATCTAATATATATATTGTTTGATATAATTCTGTGTCTTTATTAAGTCCTAATCTTATTTCAACTACCTTTCCTATATTTCCTTTATTAGTTCTCACATATTCGTTTACTTCTATCTCATTTCTATCTGCTTTGTTCATCTTCCTTGTAGCCTTTAATTCTTCTTCATCTAAATCAAATGCCATTATATTTCCTCCCTTGTAATAATTTTCAAATTTAAATCTGGATACTTATACTCAAATAATTTCTGCTTAATCTTAAATGTCTCTGTTTTCATTCCTTTTGTGTCTTCTACAATTGTTTGTCCATTTTCCTCGTAAACAAAATCTGCTATGTATTCTATTTTTCTATGTGTCTTGCCATTTTTCTTGAATCCTTCTTGTAATAGAAATGGTACTTGCAGTCTTAAGTTACTTATCTGTTTTGCTCTCTGCAACAGCTTTAATTCTTTATATCTTGTTGCTTCCAAATTACTCTCAAACATTATGTTATCTACTACTATTTTTCTGTTTCTGTACTTGTTCATCTTTTGCCTCCTCTAGTATAAATTCCTTTATGAATCTGTTTGCATATTCTGGTGCTATTAAACTTCGTTCTGTTTTATTACTTGTTCTCTCTATGTTTTTCTTTTTATTCCAAGTATAAGCCTCAAAAATTATGTTATACTTTGGCTCACAATTTATGAACCAGAATTGTGTTGGTTTTTCAAAATAATCCCCTCGCAGAGTTCTATCTTTATCTATAATTTTACTTGGTATAGCCCAATATTTAACCAAATAATGTGTTGTGCTGTATGGATTTTCTATTATCAATGGTATCTTTTTTCTAATACAAACTATTGCCAACTTTGTTATCATCTCATACATTAACTCTAATTCTTTGTGTAATTTTAAATCATTTTCTAGTTTTTGCTCATCTGTCCACTTTTTCTGTTGAAATGCTGTTCCTCTAAAGTGCATTTGAACTTGGTCTTCAAATCTTACGCAAGGAAAAAATGCCAATATTGTATCTTTTTCTGTTATATTACCAAATATACTTTTTTGTTTGTCGTATGCTTTTTCTATTTCTTTAAATAAATCTATTACTATATCTGTCTCTCCAAATTCATCTTGTATATCATAATCAAAAGCTTCATAGCCTAGTTTTTTAAATTCATTTTTGAATGTTCCACTCTGTTCAAAAAAGCAATAAAATTTCATTTTTTCTTTAGCTCCTCTCGTAATTTTTCTTGCCAATTCTCTATTCCTGGTACAAAACCTTTACATCTCATTACTGGCTTATAGTCTGTATCTCCTTGTTTGTTACAGCCTAGACAGTAATAACATAGTGTATTCTTTTCTATTTGTTTCATAGGCTAGTCCTCTGGCATATTGTACACTTTAGCATCTATCTCATACCAATGTGCAATATCTCTTAATATTTCTTCTGCTCTTTCTTCTGTATCATACTCTGCTATACAATAGAAATCGCCTCTACCAAAATTAGCATCAACTGAAATTCTATTTTCTTCCCTGTTTATCATTTTCACATTATCAAAATTTATAATATCTTCTCTATCTTGACTTACAATTATCATAACTACCTCCTAATCTATTCTTGGAATATGTTCGTAATTCAATGCCTCAAATCCTGACTGTGTTCTCTCATATACTGCTACTGTCTTACCTGTATAATCGCATTTCTTTTTACCTATTGTTTTTACATATCCCATTTTCTCTAATTCTGTTAATCTTGGTGCTGTATAATTCCTCTCTGTTGTATTTGTAAAACCTAAATCAAATAGTTCTACTGCTAATTCCTTTGCTGTTTTAGGTTTCTCCAATCTATTTAAAATTTGTATATATCTTATTTTTGCTTTATCTTGTATGTCATTAAAACTCATTTGTCTTGTTTCTGCTGTAATCATTTGTTAATCACACTCCTTTATTTGCATATAAGCTATTCAAGTTGTTATATTGTCGTTGGTCATAGTTGTTATAGCTTTTACTTGCATTTTTATTTTCTTGTTTTGTGCTTTGAAACTGCTTGTCCTCTTTTTCTGCATCTATAACACTTTTAATTCCTTTTTTTGACCAGTTGTTTAGTATGCCTTTTACATACTGTATAGTTCTCTTATCAGCTTCTACTGCCTTTCGCATTGCCAAGATTATTAAATCAACTGGCATTTCTTTTAAATAATCTGATAATATTTCTACTCCGTAAGGTGCTATTAAACCTATGTTGTTATTGTAAAATTCAATAATTTCTTGTAGACCGTCAACACAACTGTCGCCTACTGTTGTTGTTATATTATTATCATTATTATCATTCTTTTCATTCTTGTTTGTTGTTATTTGTTTGTTATTTGTTTGTTGATTGTTTGTTATTAAATTGTTAAATTGTTTGTTATTTTGCTTGTTATCTTCATCTATTTCAAATTGATAATTATTGAATTTTTCAATAGTTATCAAAGTGTTTTTGTTTGTTGTTTTTATTGTTATTTCGTGTGTTGATTTTAGCTTTTTTAGTGCTGTTCTTGTCTGTTGAATTGTTAAACCTACATCATCTGCAAGATGTTCTATTGATGTTAGCTTTTGTCCTCTTAAAATAGTTTGTCCTTTCCATTGTTTTTCTTTATGGTTAGCAGTTAGTAAGAGATGAAGAAATACTACTTTTACATTTATGTCGTTGTACCATTCCCAATCAACTAATTTTCTATGTACTTTTATCCAACCTTCCATATTTATTCCTCGTCTTCATATTTTTGTACTATTACTGAAAAATCTCGGTCTAATGATAATTCTATCAATCTATCTAAATCTGATTTTAATAAATTATCAAATCTAACTCCATCTGCTGAATTTTCTATATAATCATAAGCATTATTAGACTCTATAATTAATGCACTATATTTCATTATTTTCTCCTTTCGCAAAATAAAGGGCTAGTTTTTGTTGTCTAGCCCTTGTTGTCTTAATCTATTCTTTTACTATTTTTATTGAATATCCTAATTCTTTTTCTATTTCAGCTATTGTCATTTCTTTTTTGTTGCAATTTTTTATTATAATTCTATCTCTTAATTCTTTCAAAATTTTTTCGTCTAAATTCTCTATTTGTGTATAATTAATGATTTTATAGGTTGATATTCCAACAATTTTTCCGTTTTGTGTACTACATCCCCAACCATATATACAATCATCTACAACAATATTAATACTTGAATGATTTTTTCCTATTGTATAAACAATATCTCCTACACATAATTGTCTTCCTAAAGAATCTTTAAATACTGGTTTACCAATTTCTCCTGATTCTTCTCCATTCACATATAAAACTTTTTTCATTTTCATTCCTCCTATAAATAATTTTTACCATATCTTAATCTAAATTCTTCTTCTGTTTTATTGTAATATTCTTGCCAAGTCTTTTGAGCAACTACTTTCAACCACTCCCATTGTTTAGGATTTAAGTGGATTGAGTCATTACCAGTCCTGTGTTGATACGGCATAATGAATATTACTAATCCATCTTCTATTGACTTATCTCTGTTGCCTGTTCTACCTTCAAATATTTCATGTCTTTCACTTCCTGGAAATCGCTCTGTTTCGTAATACGGATTTTGTGGCATTATGCTAAACTCTTTCATTCTCTATCCACCTCAACTTTGCTATTTCATTTGGTGTTAGTGTTGGTATTCCTTGTTGCTCTGCTTCTTGTATAGTACCTTCTAAAAGCACATTAAATTCGTTCTTATCCATTTCTGAGCTTCCCTTGTATACTTTATATACTTTAAACTTTACTCCGTTTATACTGGTTTCTCTATCAAATTCAAAGTATCTTATATAACCTTTTATATCTATGTCGCTTTTTATAGTTATTAATGCTACTTGTGAATAATCTTTAAGCAATCTAAAATGTGTTTCTTCTTTAGATAATTTCAGTTTGTTTGCTAACTCATTTACTAACACCCAGTAATAAGCGTTTTGTGTTAATGTTCTCTTTTCTTTATGTTCTTTTATTTCAAATATTTTTGTTCTTTCTTGATTGAATAACCATTTAAGTAATGTTTCTGCTGTACCTAACATAGTTACCTCCTAATTAAAATGGCAAATCGTCTGAGCTAGATATTTCAAAATCATTAGTAGTGTCTAATGTTGTATCTGCTTGTCCTTCTTTTTTACTATCTGCAAAATATACTTCTTCTGCAATAACTTCTGTTATATAATGCTTTTGTCCTTGGTCATCGTCCCAAGTCCTTGTTTGTATTCTTCCAATAACTCCTACTTGTTGTCCTTTTTTAAAGTATTTGCTGACAAATTCTGCTGTTTTGCTCCAAGCAACTATATTTATAAAATCTGCTTGTTGTTCTCCTTCTTTTGCAAATCTTCTATTTACAGCTAATGTAAAACTTGTTACTTGTGTATTTGTTGTTTGTGTATATCTTGTATCTGGATCTTTAGTAAGACGCCCCATTAATATTGTTTTATTCATTGTTATTTCCTCCTTCAATTTTATTTGGTATATCTTTGATTGCTATCATAATCTTTGCATATTGTTCGCTATTTAGCTCTGTTGTATTATTTAAGTTATAATTCTTTTGTAATAATGCTTGTACATTTAAGCCTTTGTTTTCCATAATTTCTTGTAATCTTTTTGCATCTTCTGCGCTAATTAGTTGATTTTTTGGTTTACTTCCTTCTGGAGTTTCTCCATCTGGATCTTTCATTTCTTCTGTTGGAATACAGAATACTTGAAATAGTGCATACTTCATAGCTATTGCCATTGCTTTATTAGTTGCTTTATCTCCACTATCCATTCCTTCTCCAACTGTTACTGCTTCAATATAAGTTCCATCTTCTGCATAAAAAATATATTTTATTTTGCATATAGAATAAATTAAGTTTCCACCTTTGTTTGTTGTTCTTTCTTCTCTAGTTTGTTCTAATATTTGAGGAACAATAAATACTTTATTTTTTGATAACAATGGTTGTAAAGTATTCATTACATCATCTATTCCTCTATACTTAAATCCTTGAGTTTTATTTGTTTGGTCTTTTCCTATTGCAGGAATTTCTTCCATGATTTTTGTTATACTTTCATAAATATTCATAATAATCTACCTCTAAATCTAAATAATTCATTTAATTTAACTTTCCTTCATTAAATCTTGATTTTAATTCTTCTTCAAATTCTTTCTTTGTTTGATAATTTATGTCTATTTGTTTTAATAAACACGCGTAATTTTTTAATAATTCTTCATTACTTAACTCGTGTATTTTCATCAAACTACTGCCTCCCAGTATTCTTTTTCTTCTTGCCTTTCTTCTTGTTCTCTTTGTTTTTGTAATTGTTCTGACACGTCTTCAAATTCGTTTTGTGCTTCATATTTAATTATCTCTAGCTGTTCAATATAATTCTTATCTGTTAATTCGTCCATTAACGAATTAAGTGAGCTTATTAAATTGTCTAGTTCGTCGTATCTGTCTTGTAGTTCCATTGACTTTCCTTTCTATCTATGTTACAATAAGCATAGAGTTCATATATATTTATTATTGAAATCTAGCTAGTTTTGAGATTGGTAGTCGCGAACTAGCTCTTTTATTTTGTTTAGAACTATTTTCTCGCTGTCTACTGGACAAGCAATAGTTCTATCTGCTACATCTTTTAGTAGTTTTTGTAGTTTAGTATTTTCTTTTGTTAAAATAGTGTTATTATGTACATCTAATTTTCTTAAATCTTTTAATTGTTTGTTTTCAAAACTTAAATCTCTAACTTGTCTTGCTAATTCAACATTTCTTGAATTTGACTCGTCTATTTTTGTTTCTAGTGTTTCTTTATAGTACATAAGGCTTATTAATCCAAGTAATATTACTAATGCTAAAAACAATGCCATTTCCTTCATCTCCTTTCTTCTTATCGAAACTTTTTTTCGTTCTTTTTTATTTCGTATTCCATTTAATCCTCCTAAGCTAAAAACCTATTATAAAGAATACAGCCCATAACAATCCAAATATTGCGCAATAAATATATTCTTTAATCTTCTGTTTTGTTTTTTTATTTAGTTTCTTTTTCATTCGTTTTTCCTCCCTTCTAAACTAATATTGATTTTGCTTTTTCTAATTTTGTTTCTGCTTCAATTGCTCTTTTTAATACTGTTTCATATTGTTGATAAGAGACTCCACCATTTTTATAAACTTTTACTTTATATTGATTATTAGTTTTAAGTCCTTCGAGTTCTCCTTTTAGCAACTGTTTTTTTACTTCTGCTTCTCCTATTCCTGTTTGCTTTGCATAAGCTCTTGCAGATAAATAATAGAATGGTACTTCCGGCATTACTTCGCCTCCTTTACTCAAACTTCTTCTTATTTTATTTCACAAGTATTGCTTGTATTTTCATCTAAAAAAATTTGTGGAAATATATAATTTATAGGTTTGTTGTAAAATTGTGACAACTTTATGCAAATCCCTATCTTGGGTGGTTTGTTAGAATTTTCAATGTTCGAATATTGCTGTTGTGTAATTCCTAAAAACCTTGCTATGACTACTTGTGGTCTATTTCCTCTTAATTCTTTACATTTATTGTTTTTCATACTATTCACCTCTTTTTACAAGTTTTTCTTGTTGTTGCGATTATATTATCACAAGTAAAACTTGTTGTCAATAGTTTTTTACAATTTTTTCTTGTTTTTTATTTACTTATACAAATTTAGCTTGTATAATATTGTTAGAGGTGTTGATATGAATAGGATTAGACAATTAAGAGAAGAATTTAAAATTTCTCAAACTGAATTGGGAAAAAAATTAAATAAGACACAACAACAAATAAGTTTATATGAAAATGGAACAAATGAATTAGATTTAGATGGTTATATAATTTTATCAGAGTTATTTGGTTGCTGTATTGAATATATAGCTGGTAAATCCGACATAAGAAACCCACAGCAATCTGACCCACTTGGCCTTGCTAAGGTGGGCTTTAGTATGGACAAATATGTTCCTCCAACAGACGTACAAAGAGAGCAGATAAAAGGATTGCTTGAAGTGATATTAAAGGATAATAAGAAGGAGGAAAAATAATGAGTATAACAACTGAATTTAAAGCAAAGAAATGTTTAAAATGTGGAGCAACGACTGATCCTGATGACGAAGAAGAACTATTTTGTTCTAAATGTGGCGCTCCTGTTGTAAATCGTTGTTCTGATTATAATTGTAGTAAATTTTTAAAGGAAGATGCACAATTCTGTAAATATTGTGGTGCTTCTTCTATATTCAAAAATTATGGATTATTTGATAATAGTGCCCCTAAATTTTCAGATAACATAGATAATTTACCATTTTAATGTATTTACTTTATATTGATGACTCTGGCTCTTGTGATTTAAAAAAAGATGAAATATGTATGAAAAATGGGGGTACAAATTCTAGATATTTTGTTTTAGGTTCTATATTATTAAAAGCACATGAATTAAATAGAATAGAGCCACAAATTGAATACATAAGAACTTTCTGTTTAGGAGATAATTTAAAAGAACTAAAACACAGCGTTAAGTCTCAATCTATGCAATGTATAACAAATTGTCATAAAGAAAAATCAGACATTCCCTGTTATAAGAAAAATATTGCGAACTTAATAAGCTCTTCTGATTGTACAGTTTTTGTTACTTATCAAGATAAATATTTAAATTTCAAAAGTAACTTAGTAAATTCTAAAAATGATATTTACAGGCTATCTTTTGAACACTTATTAAAGAGTGTTGATGATTATATGTATTATAAAACTATTCAAGAAGATGTTATTGTATTTATAGATAAAAAAGATGGTGGTTCTGAAAAGGATAAGCTAATATATAAGTCATATAAACAAGCATTATCTAATAAAAAATTATTTAAGGCATTTAATAATACTATCTTTAGCCCTACTATAAATATTGTCTATTCTCAATTTACTTCTGGCTGTCAATTAGCGGATTTTATTGCAGGTTCAGTATGGAATTTTTTTGAGAATAAAGATAATAAAGAAAAACAAAGCGAATTAAAAGAATATACTTCATTATACGCTAATAAGGTATATCAAAGAGACAGAAAAATGATAGGATTAAAGTGCTGTGATAGTCTCTTAAAATAAAAAAAGAATGGAACCTACAACCCATAGGGTCGTTTACAGGTTCCATGTCTGTTAATAATTCTAGTGTTATTATTATAACATATAGAATTACAGTTTGTCAAATTTGACACTAGTATTTTATTCAATTTTATTAAAATTATTCTTATAGAGGTAATTATGAATTTAAATTATTTATACGATTTAACTGAAAAAGAAAAAGTAAAAGTATATAACTGGCATATTGAAGATGCTGACGGTGCTTATATCAATATAGATAAGATAAATGCTATTGCTCTGAACTATGATAATATTGGTACTTATATAGAAGAAAAGTGTGTATTAGCCGAGGAACTTGGACATTATTATTATGATGCTACTTATTCTTTATACTGTCAAGATTTGCAGGTTATATCAAAGCAAGAACGAAAGGCTAAAAAGTGGGCATATAATGTTCTTGTTCCTTACGAGGATTTACGCAGAGCAATTAAAAATGGTTTGACAACAGTTTATAGCTTGGCAAATTATTTCGAGGTTACTGAGGCTTTTATAAGCAAATGTGTTGCATTTTATATAGAAAAATATGGAGATTTTACAGAAGAAGCATTAAGTTATTAGTGTTTCTTTTTTTAGAAAGGATTTGAATATGGCAAAGAAAACTAATTATTCTAAAAATGGCAAAAATTATTATAGAATCACAAAAACTATAAGTAAAAAACCTGACGGCACTTCAATAAAAAAAGAATTTTACGGTTCCTGCAAAGCGGAAGCTGAAGAAAAAGCAACTAAATATATTAATGATTTAAAGTTAGGATTAATCGAAAAAGATAAAAAGTATACTATAAATATATTGTTGCCACTATGGTTATATGGAACCAAGAGAAACACAGTTAAAGCATCTACTTTAGACAGCTATGATGGTATATACAAAAAATATATTAAGCCTAATGTAATCTCAAATATTCCAATTAATGATATAAAAACTTTAAAAATACAAGAATATTATAATAATTTAGATACAACTGCTAGTAATGTTAAAAAGGTTCATAAACTACTTTACCAATTTTTCAATTATTCTGAAAAAGAAGGCTATATAGTTAAAAATCCTTGCAATAACGTTTCTCTTCCCAAAGAGAAAAAAACAACATTAGAAGTTTTAAAAAATAAATCTAAATTTCAATATTATAGTGAAGATGAAATAAAAAGGTTAAAGGAAGTTTTTAAAGATAATAAATTCAAAAATGTAGTTTTATTCGCTCTTGGAACAGGTATGCGAAGAGGAGAAATATTTGGACTGCAATGGTCTGACATTGACTTTGAAAAAAAAGAAATACATGTTATACACAATTTAACATATATGGCAACAAACATCACCGAGACTTCTAAAACTTATCATTTAACACTACAAACTCCAAAAACTGAAAACTCAATCAGGACTATACCTATGTCAGACAGTATTTATAAACTATTAAAATCAATTTATGACATAAATTCAACTTATGTGTTTTCTCCTAACGACGGGCATTTTGATATAAAATATTTTGAAAAAGTTTATAAGAAAAAATTAAAAGAAGCGCATATCGAAAATAAGAACTTTCACGACTTAAGACACACATTTGCAACTATGTTATTGGCAAATGGAGCAGATCTTATAACGGTTAAAGAGTTGCTTGGTCATAGTTCAATAAAAACAACAGAAATATATTTAGAAGCATTACCTAAAACCAAAGAAGATGTTGTCAATAAAATCAATTTTATTTGTAACTGAGTCGGGAAAAAGTCGGGAAAATTTTAAGAAGTACAAAAAAAGCAAGGTTTTACAATTTCTTGTAACCCTTGCCTTTTCTATATTACATAATTTAAATTAAGCAATAATTTCAGATACAACACCTGAACCTACTGTACGTCCACCTTCACGAATAGCGAATCTTAATCCGTTTTCGATAGCGATTGGAGTAATAAGTTCGATAGTCATATCAACGTTATCTCCTGGCATAACCATTTCTGTTCCAGCTTGTAATTCGATAACACCTGTAACGTCTGTTGTTCTGAAGTAGAATTGTGGTCTATATCCATTAAAGAATGGAGTATGACGTCCACCTTCTTCTTTAGTTAGAACGTATACTTGTGCTTTGAATTTTGTATGTGGATGAATTGTTCCTGGTTTTGCTAATACTTGACCTCTTTCAACTTCGTTTCTTTGAGTACCTCTTAATAAGATACCAACGTTATCTCCAGCTTCAGCTTGGTCTAATGTTTTTCTAAACATTTCAACACCAGTAACAACTGTTTTCTTAGATTCTTTAGATAATCCAACGATTTCAACTTCGTCTTGAAGTTTTACTTGACCTCTTTCAACTCTACCAGTAACAACTGTACCTCTACCACTGATTGTCATAACGTCTTCAATTGGCATTAAGAATGGTTGGTCAATTGGTCTGTCTGGAGTTGGAATATAGCTATCAACTGCATCCATAAGTTCTTTAATTGGAGCGTATACAGGATCGTTAGGATCTGTAGATGTGCTTTCTAGAACTTTTAATGATGAACCTTTAATAATTGGAATCTCATCACCTGGGAAATCATAGCTTGATAATAAGTCTCTAACTTCCATTTCAACTAATTCTAATAATTCTGGATCATCAACCATATCACATTTGTTTAGGTAAACAACGATGTATTTAACACCAACTTGTCTAGCTAGTAATATATGCTCTCTTGTTTGAGGCATTGGTCCATCAGCTGCAGAAACAACTA